AGCCCCTTATTTACATAATCTATTACATTAGTACCAGCTCTTCTTTCACCGTCACTAAATGTTGCACCATGATTAAAGTTACCAGCAAAACCAAAACCAGATAATGAACATACTTTATCTTTTTCATCTGTTTCACTATAAAGTTCAGGATAGGAATCTAATTCCATTGGCTCCTGACTATATCCAATAGCAATATCAGAACTATCTAAAGTATCTCGTTCAAAATTTTCATGTGTAATAACTTTAGTAATTTCATATTTTTTATTATCTAATACAATATGACAAGATTTAGAGCCTCTAACAACATGAGCAGCGGTAATAATATAGTGTGGACTAATAATTACTGCTGATCCACAAAATTGTTCTCGTGGATTTTCTTTATATGAACCACAAATCCTGACTACTGATGGGAATTTTTTTCCATATTCTACATATTGAGTATCGGCAATCTCTGGACTACCAGTACCACCATAGGAAATGCAGCATATAAACAGTAACCATAGAAATATTATGCGTTTCATGGTGGAATACTCCATTATCGTCAAATAAAAAATGCATAATATTATACACCGACAGGTTATATCTAGCTATTCTTTGAATTATTAAATTATATCATATAGTTTCATTTGCCTATAATTCTTCCTTTAGGTGTGCGCTGAACAAATCCAGCTCTTACTAGATAAGGCTCAATACTATTTTCAATAGTTTCTATTGCTATTCCTGTCATAGAAGATATAGTTTTAAGCCCTAGAGGATTACCCTTAGCTTTTCGTAAAATATCTAGATATAATCTATCATACATATCTAAACCCTGACTATCAATACCCTGTAGTTGAAAAATAGCATCAATATCATTTTTAACATCTTTTTCACACATAATATAATTCTTATACCAATGCAATCTACTATGCAAAATTCTAGGAGTGCCTTTACTTCTCATTGCAATTTGCTCAAGACTGTGGTCGTCTATCATTAGTCCAAGCTTTTTTGCCGTCAATCCTGCTAGTTTGGCTAACTCATTCAGATTATAAAAAGATAGATGTTCTTTAATGATAAAACGATCATAGAAAGGCTGACTAAGACTGCCACCACTAGTTGTTGCTCCTACCATTGTAAATGCTGGTAGATCAATAGTTGTTGGCTGTTCCTTATCTTTATCATCTTTAACAGTAATATTTAGAACAAAATCTTCCATAATAGGATATAGGAATTCTTCCACAATTTTTGGAAGTCTATGGATTTCATCAATAAATACTACTGATCTTGGTGACATACTCATTAGGTATGGCAAGATATTTTTGATACTACGGATATTGGCCGCATTGAGGGTGTACAAGTTGACTCCCAACTCGTTCGCTATAGCACCCGCTATTGTCGTTTTACCAAGGCCAGGAGGCCCGTCAATTAAAACATGGGGTAGCACCCCTCCAGATTTTAAACAGCCTCCGACCATGATTTTTAGACGGCCAATAGTGTCAGTTTGACCGATTACTTCGTCAAAAGATGATGGTCTAAGATGATTTGACATAATTAATTCCTTAATATAGATAGTGATTGTTTAACCAAAGATGCTATATCCTGAGTAGGATTTAGCGAATATGTTTTTGATATAAGGTCGCTGGCTTCTTTGTTAGTGAAGCCATACGATACTAAAATCTGTGCTGCTTTAGACAATAAGTCGTTTGGAATGGACTCAGTAGTAGTAGCAGTTTTTTTAGAGGGTAATGTTTTAGTAGTTTTAGAGTATAATATTTTTATACTAGATGTGCGTTTAACGCTAAAAACATAACCACAGTAGCAAACTATTTTAAAGTTTTTTGTAGACGATTCTTTTAGAGACAGCCAATGAATTTGACCACACTTCTTACACAAATATTTTAGATGTACATCGTGTTCAATCGGTTTCTGGTTGCTTTTCTTCATTTGATTCTGAACCCTTTTCCAAGTCAGATACCCAAAAAATAAAATCATTACACTCAGTATCAAATGCTGACTCTACTAGACCTTTCTTGACTAAGCCATGTAGAATATTACTCACCATGCGCGATCCAACTAATTCAATAATTTCTTGATATTTACTATCTTCTAAAAGATATCTTTCTTCATTAGTGCGTTTATTCCTTTGCTTACGCAAATGAGGCATCATAATATTTTTAGTTTCATTAAAGGATAGTATCGTATCTAATTCTTCTTTATCTTCTGGATTGATACTTAATTTGAGATTAGATTCTTCATTACCCATACTATTAAATACTAATATTCTGGTTGATTCTATTAACTGATCTTTGTCTTTAATCACAAACCATTCGCTCATAATTTTTCCTTAGTTTAGAATATCGAACATTCCATTGTAGTAGTGTGGCTGTTTTAGAAAGTGTGAGGCGTGAGATTGAACGTGTAATTTGTACTGATTATTAATCTTATTTAGTACAAAATAATGCTTTTTCCATATGGGCGATCCTTGATAATTGGATCCCAAATACTGGAAGGAGTTACCCTTGCCAGTATCGGGATTCCAACTACTCACAGGAAAACTAACGAACTCATTATTTATCACGCCATTAACTATATCATTAAGCCATTTTGATATGGGGCTATCAGCACTCACATCAAATTTATAATACCACTGATAGTCATTGTTTAATGAAGGATGATCATAATCATAGTCATCATCAGCATAATCTTCATAATCTTCGTGCATTGTTTGTATCCTTAAAAGATGGTAACGGAATCGAACCGTTCTTTAACTAGTATCCGCCCAGCGGACCATCTTCCTCCAACGATCAATATTGATCGTCGTAGTCCTCTTCATCCTCTTCTTCTTCAGCATAAAAATCATCGTCTATATCTTCTTCGTCATCATTCCATCCCCAATCATAGTCATTATCATACTCGTCCTCATCGTCATGATAATCATCTTCATTGAAGTTAGCAGAGTAAAGAGGCTTGAGCAACTCGCCCTGATACTCTCCAACAACTTCATATTGGCAGGTGCGAAGTTTCTCATGATTACAATCACTAGGAACACTTACCACATCTTTGGGGTTAATCTTAACAATCACGATCTTATCACCAGCATCTACATCACCATAAGATGCAACATAATTCAAGGCTCCAGCATGAAGTCCTTGAGAGCATCCAACACTACGATTATCATCAACTTTTGAACGAGTCATCTTGCAAATATCGCCAACCTTGTTACGAAACTTACCAGCATACTTATCCATATAGTCTGAGCGAACAGCCTTATATGCTAGAAAATAACCGTCCTCAGTAATTGGCAGATGCTCATGCTCTAGGAAATCATATAGTTCCTGCTGACTCTGCATACTAGGATTATCCATTAGATTATTCAAGAAATTAACAAGAGGCTGGAAAGGTAGACCCTTGCTCATAAACTCTAGAATACGCTTACTAATGCTACCATGTACTTCTTCGTTATCATAAAGAACTCGACCTTCCTTGATCTCAACAAGACCCTGACTATAAACTGTCACGGCCTTTTGAATATCTACCATCTCTAGCAGTTCGTCTGCACTAGCAGTAGGTAGAACCTCCAGAATCATCTTATAGTTTAGATGATCTGGCAACACCTGATAACTCTTATTATTAAGAACAAGAGTCAAATTACCGTCAACAAACATAAATGGAACACTCATTATAAAATCTCCTTAGTTTCCTGTGATTACTTAACCAAACTACCAATTTGCTTTCTAAGAGAATCCACATCACTTAGAGTCGCCAGCCAAGACTTATTGCTATTTCTAAAATAGTAACCTCGTTCTTGCAGTTGAGAAACAGGATCGTTAGACAATTGCAAATCCCTAAGATTACCATTAACGCTGTGACTACCAACAATATACTTCAGGATCGGGTTGTTGTCAAGCCCGATCTTAATTAGATTTTTAATATCACTAATCTTGGGTAGACTATAGTTATTAGTGATATTTGGCTTAATAATTTCCAGACATTCCTCGATATGAGAGGATAGTGAACTGTACATAACATTCTGAATTGCATTGCTCAGAGCGTTATATGCTACATTACTATCTTTGATCTTTTTGCTATCAATACTAGTGATGCCGATCTTGTTTAATAGTTTAGTAATATGGTCAAAATACTCCTTCTGGGTAAATCGAGCAATATCAAAACTAGAACGATGAACAGTATCAGCAAAAAACTCTATGAGCAGACAATGATCTATAGCATCAGTCAAATCTTTGTTATTCAGATGCTTATGATAGTCTAGACCAAAAATATTGAGCATATGGAATACAAACTGCTTTTCCATAGGCCCACACCCATAGCCACTATCCTTATTCATCTTAGCGTCCTCGTTTCTGCAAAACTGAACAAGACTATTGTATTCGGCCATTTGACCAAACGTACCATTTGCCAGTTTCTTTAGTTGAGTCTTGAAAAACGTATTAAAATCAATCATATTGTATCCATTATTCTGCAACTTCTTAACAAAGTTACTCTTAATAGCATATATTTTGACTGACCCAAACAGTTCCTTGACTGTGGCAGACAGAAAACTATCAGAGATAGTCTTATTTAAGCCCATCAATGATGGATAACCATTATCGCTACTATATCGTGTAATAGGTACATAAACAATATCTGTACTATCTTCAAAATCTTCTAGTTCTGATTCTGTAAGAGTACGCAGATATGCCGCATCATTATAAACAGCAGAAATTGTTCCGCTATTCTTAGAATGACCATAAATAAAGAATACGTCTTGATCACTAACAACACCGGTAGAACTTCTATTACCAGACTTACGAGGACTATTATTCTTAATAAGGTCTTTGTAATCTGAAACCTTCTTAATATTATGAGAACCAACATCAGCGATAAGATCATCAAAACCTTCGCTGGCCTTAGTGTGATCTTTAGTGTCGATCATTAGATATGCAAAACAATTGTTGTCGTTGCAGTATCTAGTAACAATCTTCTTTGCTGTTTCTTCTGTTTTAATGTCACAAACAAAGAACGACAGTTCGCCTGTCTTTTTCTGCCTATTCCAATAGTATTCTCCCTGACCAGTAAGAGTATTGTGGTGAATACTATTTGTCTGATAAACCATGCGACGAGAACGATAGCCAGCAGTACGATAGTTAAAAGCATACATACTCTTTCCAGCAGGAATCTTGTACTCTAGATCCTGTCCAGAATTAATATTATGCTTCTTACCCTTACTATCAGTCCACTCAGCACCAACACCCCATCCTCCAGCAAGATCATTAAGGGTGTAGTATAGTGTAATGGCTTCTACTTTGGTTTTAGCGGCAGAAATTTTCTTACTAAATTCTTCCTTCATCTCAAGATAAATCTCTTGAGTCTTTTCACGCAAGGTCTTAATTACATCCTTAGTATACTGCAAACCTTCTCTGGAAACATCCATTTCTAGTTCGCCAATACCAAAGTCAAGTTCCAGATAAAGATTCTGATTAATGATTTCATTTACAAAACTTTTCCAACTGTCGATATCGGCTTTTTGAAAAGCGCGATTCCAACGCTGAATAGCATCATTAGTGGTCTGCTTATCCTCACCAATGATCTGACTAGTCTTAACAGGGTATGCAATATTACCCATAAGTGCCACAACGCCACTATCAATATGATGATGAACATTGGGATAATAATTGGTATCGTTATTGAGGCGACAAACTCTCCATCCATCACCGCTCAAAACAATACTACGATTGCTATACTTGTGATCTTTTAGATTGTTTAGTACGCCACCCTCAATAATGGGTTTCATCTTGAAATAATGAAAAATACGCATAGACTTAGTACTAAATTCAGCAAAGTCATATTGCTTTACAGCAAAACTAATCTCTAGACCATTAGGCTCATTTGTTTTTGAAATATCAAACAGATTCAGCGTTGGTACTCCGGAGTCATCAATAGCGGCTACATAAGTATACTTTTGACCGTTAAAATAAGAACTGGTGGTAAAACTCTTGGTATAAGCAAAAGGACTCTTACTGCCAAGACCAAGACAACCAACAAAATCATTGCTATCATTCTTGTTGCTGGCTCCGTATGTAGTATAGAGACTCTCCATATCTCTCTGACTAAGACCAGTGCCATAATCACGCACTACAAAGTTAGGCTTGGCAGCACTAGGCAGAATCACCTTGAATGGATTCTTATTGCCAGAAGCAATATGACTATCATAAGCATTGGTAGATAGTTCACGAATAACAGCCATCACTTTATCGGAATAGAGAGAATCCGAAAGGATTTTAAACATTTTGCTGGTTTGTGCGATGGTAAAACCAGACTCGTTCTTGATACCAGCACTATGAGTCTCAACCGTCCTGTCTGCCAATTTCATCGTTTGTCTCCAAGTGAACCAAGTTTCCTGTGATGCTCCTATCCTACCATACTGGTATCGGTTGTCAAGCACCCCCGTCTTTAGTTTTTATGGCTAACCACCCACAATATATGGGGAATAATCCTAACCAACGAATAGGAGTTACTAATGTTAGTATCCACCATAATCCATAAAGTATACAAATCACAGATAATAATTGAATAATTATTCTAGGTAATATATTTATCTTATTTAATAGTAGCACCAATGGGCCAAAAAATATCATTCCTAAAAATATAAATGCCACTATTAACGCTAAACTAGCCATTAGTTATCATCATTATGAT